ACAGGCGTTATTCCGTTCTACAAATTATTTCAAAGTGCAGTAAAGTCATGTAGCCAAGGTGGTGTACGTGGTGGGGCGGCTACATTGTATTATCCAATTTGGCACTTAGAAGCAGAAGAATTACTTGTGTTAAAAAACAATAAAGGTACAGAAGACAATCGTGTTCGTCATATGGATTACGGTGTACAGTTTAACAAGTTAATGTACGAACGTTTAATGACTGGCGGAGATATTACTTTATTCTCACCTAGTGACGTTCCTGGCCTATACGAAGCCTTTTTTAACGATCAAGAAAAATTTAAAGAATTATACGAAGAAGCAGAGCGTACAGTTACTAGGAAGAAGACTCTAAGAGCTTCGGACGTTTTTGGTACGTTTATGGAAGAACGTAAAAACACAGGACGCATTTACTTACAAAATGTTGATCATGCAAATACACATGGAGCATTTGATGAGCAGGTTGCACCTATTAAACAAAGTAACTTATGTTGTGAAATTAACTTACCAACTAAGCCTTTAAAGCATTTCCATGACGAAGAAGGCGAAATTAGCCTTTGTACATTAAGTGCTATTAATTGGGGTAACATTAAGTCACCTAAAGACTTTGAACGTGTATGTAACTTAGCAGTTAGAGCATTAGATGAGTTATTAGATTATCAGAACTATCCCGTTATTGCCGCCGAACTAAGTACTATGAAACGTAGACCACTTGGTGTTGGTATTATTAACTTTGCGTTCTGGTTAGCTAAGAATGACTTAAACTATCAAGACATTGACTCAGCAGGATTAGCAAAGATAGATGAATGGACAGAAGCATGGAGTTATTACTTAATTAAAGCAAGTGCAGACTTAGCTATTGAAAAAGGTAATATTACCGGCGTTATGGAAACTAAGTATGGACTAGGTATTACACCTAACATGACATACAAAAAAGAGGTAGATGAATTAGTGCCTCATAAAGAACGTCAAGATTGGAAAGGACTACGCAAGCAACTAAAAGAAACAGGTATACGTAATTCTACTTTAATGGCGCTTATGCCAGCTGAAACTTCAGCACAAATTAGTAACAGCACAAACGGAATAGAGCCACCACGTGCATTCGTTAGTGTAAAGCAAAGTAAACACGGAGTACTCAAACAAGTAGTTCCAGGTTATCCACGCTTAAAGAACAAATATGACCTACTGTGGACGCAACGTAGCCCAGAAGGTTATTTAAAGATTATGGCTGTATTACAAAAGTATATTGATCAAGGTATCAGCGTTAATACAAGCTATAACCCAGAATTTTATGAAGATGAAAAAATACCAATGTCTACAATGCTACAGCATCTAGTTATGTTTTATAAGTATGGCGGAAAGCAATTATACTATTTTAATACATATGATGGCCAAGGCGAGATAGACGTAACAAGTGAAAATTTAGAAGACTTACCGCAAGGCATCATCGATGATGACGATTGCGATAGTTGTGTAATTTAAAAGAGAAGATGAGAGATAATGTCAATACTAAATGTAAAAAATGAAAAATACCACACAGAAGCGAATGCGTTTCTAGATGGAGATCTTGGGTTTCAGCGATATGATACTGTTAAGTATAAACAGTTTGATAAACTAACTGAAAAACAATTAGGTTTCTTTTGGCGCCCAGAAGAAGTAGATGTTAGTAAGGATTCAAAAGATTTTAAAGATCTTACTGATCACGAACAACATATCTTTACGGCTAACCTTAAAAGACAGATCCTATTAGATAGCGTACAAGGACGAGCACCAGTAGAAGCATTTGCTCCTATTGTTAGTTTACCAGAACTTGAAAACTGGATTATCACGTGGACGTTTAGTGAAACAATTCACTCACGTAGTTACACACATATTATTCGTAATATCTATTCAAACCCAACTAAAGTGTTTGACGAATTAGCAGACAGTAAAGAGATTGTTGAATGTGCAGACGACATTAGTAAGTACTACAATGATCTTATTGATTATGCAAAATGGTACCATCTACTAGGCGTAGGTACACATACAGTAAATGGCAAGAAGATTGTTATTGACATGTACGAGCTGAAGAAGAAAGTTTGGCTATGTGTTAATAGTGTTAATGTTCTTGAAGGTATTAGATTCTATGTTAGTTTTGCTTGCTCGTGGGCATTTGCAGAACTTAAGAAAATGGAAGGTAATGCTAAAATTATTAAGTTCATTGCACGTGATGAAAATGTACACTTAGCAAGTACACAGTATTTGTTGTCAAAAGTGTTAACTAAAGAAGATCCAGATTTTGAAAAAATAAGAAAAGAATGCGAGCCAGAAGTTATTCAAATGTTTGTGGACGCAGTAGAGCAAGAAAAAGAATGGGCAGATTACCTGTTCAAAGACGGATCAATGATTGGCTTAAATGCACAGCTACTACATTCATATATTGAATGGATTTGTTGTAAGCGTATGGTTGCATTGGGTATGAAATGTCCGTATACAACTTCACAGTCTAATCCACTTCCGTGGACAGCAAAATGGATTAGTGGAGCAGAAGTACAAGTAGCACCACAAGAAACAGAGATTAGTTCTTATATAGTCGGCGGTGTGAAAAAAGACGTATCCGACGATACGTTCTCAGGAATGAGTTTATAACAAAGCGATAGCACAATGATTACAATTTACGGAAAAACAGCGTGTCCATATTGCGTACAAGCAAAGGCACTTTGCGAAAAACGTGGATATGAATACGAGTATAAACAGCTAGGCACAGATTTTGAAAGGGAACTAATGACAGAAAAGTTTCCAACAGCAAGAACGTTCCCACAAATAGTTATTGGCGAACTCAATATAGGTGGCTACGATCAACTACTACAATATATCGAAGATACCGGATACAACGGTACTGGATACACAATAGGAAACTAATATGTTAATAGACGTACAATACAAGAAGAATGATATAGTAAGTTTAAAACTTACTTCAGGTGAAGAAATGGTCGCAAGACTAGAAGCGGAAACAGAAACAGAAATTACAATAGTAAAGCCTTACATGCTAATAGCAAATCCAGACGGACAAGTAGGCCTTGCACCATTTATGTTTACTGTAACTCCAGATGCGAAGTTTAAACTAAAGATAAATAATGTTATATGCATAGTTAAAACAGCAAAAGATGCTGCAGATATGTATATTAAACAAAGTACAGGAATAGCAATTGCCACAGGTTCATAGAAACGGAGACGCTAGATTATGTGGTGCAACTACAAATGCACAAGCACATATGAATGTCTACATAAACACTCAACCAATTAGTGTTGATGGAGATCCAAATAGCCATGGCGGTGGAAGCCTTGGTGCTAGATGTAAAAACTTTTATGTAGGTGGAAAGCTAGTAGTACTAAATGGTAACCCAGCAGGCGCAGACGTGTTCTGTCCAATTCCACCACATTGTGGTCCAGACGCTAGTTCTGGAAGTCCAGACGTATACATAGGATTATAATATGAGCAATGATTTCGTTGAAGGTATAAAGGATGCTAGTGATTATATAAACGGCACATCTGTAGATATTCCTACAGGTAAAGTTACAGTCAACGCAAATGATGGTAGTATAACAGCTCAAACACAAGCATACAGCTTGAAAGAAATCATATGTAGCCTTTTAGCAGGAAACGGCATTAAATTGCCTAACTTACAAATATGTTTAAAAATTAACTTAGGTAGATTAATACCTGAGATTCCAGCAGGCTTAGAAGACTTAAAAGCTAAACTAGAAGAAGCAGAAGCCGCATTAGACGAATTTATTGCACATACAAATATTGACAATGCACTAGGTAGACTTAATGCCGCAGTAGCAGAATTTGCCGCTATTGCAAACATGATTAACTTCTGTGGAACACCAGTAGTACCACGTGCTATACCAAACGTCTTACGAGATGCAATGGGTAGTTTTACAGGTGCAGGAAAAGGTATACTTGACACACTTGGCACAATGGCAAGTAGCGACATTGGTGGGTGTATAGGCGGAGATGGTAAATTTAATCCAGACCTATTTACTGGTGGATTGTTAGGAAAGCTAGGAGCTCAAATTGGAGCGTTATCTAGTTTACCAGATGCAATTAAGCAAGATATTATGAATGACCTAAATGGGTTTACTTCAGATATGAAAAATTTAATAGAATTTGAAAATAACTTTGCAGGAGCTTCGTCAAATGGCGGTAGCTTATTTTCACCAACAAATAGAGTAAATGCAAACGTTGGCGTAGCAGTTGATATGGATAATATGACACTAGCAAAAAGTCAGCAGTATGCAAGTAACTTACAATCATTATATAATGGATTAAAAGCATACGAAGTAGATGCAAATGGTAATAACATTTTTGATTATTTACTAGAACCAGAGATGATTGCAAAATTAAACAATGATGGAAGCACGACTGTTCCATTATCAGAAAGAGATCCTATATACGATCATTGTAATAGGGTTATTGGGTATACAGAGCGTAGTACACAAACAGTACAAGAAACTAGTGTAGGAAGTCCTGTATCAGCAAACACCCAACCAGGCTTAGTAGGATTAGCAGAAAGTGGAACAATAGTAACTAGTACACCAGCTACTACATCAGTACTTGATGGAACATCATCTGTCAGTAGTACTAGTCGTATGGGAACAGGTGCAAAAGGCACAACAGGTGCTACAGGTGCTCAAGGCCCAGCAGGTGCTGCAATTGCTGAAAATCAACCTACAAGTAATAGACCAGCAAACCCAGCATTAGGACAAATTATCTTTAATACAACTACAAATATGTTTGAAGGTTGGAATGGTACAATATGGGTAACAATAGTATCAGCAGTATCATTAGAAATAACACCGTAATAGCGTTAATAACGCTATTTTACACAAATCCACAAAAAACAAGACATTTCGGTTGACAAATGTAACTCTTACTAGTATAGTAGTAGTTAATAAGAACTTAACTTAGAAAAAGTGAATATTATGGAAAAAAGTAATGAGAGCAACTAAATATGACGATGGCATAAAGAGGATTAAAGCTAAAATTGAAGTCCCAATGAGTGAGGACGATGTTAGTAACTTTATTCTTAGTGCCCTTACAAGTAACGTAGTTGATTTATCAGCAGTGCAACGCCTTAACAAGCGTGAACTGTTACAGCTAGCAAAAGAAGAAGTTCGCATAAATGGAACTGAAGCTATTGTATCAGAATCTGTAGATAATGACACGAAAGTTATAGTAAGGAACTATGTCAAGCAAATGTTTCCGGAATTGCAATAATGAAAGATGATGTACTTGATTATCTGTTTGATATAACAGAGAATATGGATATACATGCCCATGCAAGTGAGTCTTTTTATGATCCTTTATCAGATATGGAACCCAAAATTGGTGTAGACGTATTAATAAAGGTGGCTGCAATTAACGAGAACATTCAGCACTAAATAACACGTAAGCGAATTATGCCGATGTAGCTCAGCTGGTAGAGCAATTGATTTGTAATCAATAGGTCCCGAGTTCGACTCTTGGTATCGGCACCATTACATACTATGCCCCGATGGTGGAATTGGTAGACACGCTAGTCTTAGGAACTAGTGCGAAAGCGTGAGAGTTCGAGTCTCTCTTGGGGCACCAAAATACTAGAACTAATTAATAGGCTAATAGGAATGCCGGCTGAGAAAAGCAATAGACAACGGACATAAATACACATAGTAATAAGTTAGGAAAGGATTACTGTAATGGAAGATACAATAAAGCAAGCACTTGAACTTCATGCCAGAGGCCAAATTGCGAAACATAAAGCCAACGTACTAATTTACTTAAAGAATCCTGTAGGCATTGGAGAACATCCAGGTGTCATAGACGCAGTTGAAGAAGAGATTCAAGCAATTGCAAAATATCACGATCAACTTGAAGTACTAAGTACGTACTTCTAAATTATCGGGGCTGTAGCTCACCTGGGAGAGCGCCTGCTTTGCAAGCAGGAGGTAGTCGGTTCGAGTCCGTCCAGCTCCACCAATTTTAATAGTGGAAATAAATGAAAACTGTAATATATCAAAACAATCTAGGAAGTGCATCAGGAATTCACTGGTGGCTTGCTAATGAAACTAATGTAGGACCGCAGCTGTATTCATTTACTGATGCGTATTTGCGTCCGGCAGGAGATCACGTTGGTGGCATTGTAATCGAAGATAGTAGTGCAGAATTACACAGTACACATAAAGAATCACTGTTAATATTAGATACAACTACTGCAACCGGCGAGTTAGATGTATTAGCTCCTTTTACAAACGTAGCTGATACTAACCACACTGAAAAACATGATATGTTTTTATGGAGTAACTTTGGTGGTAACTTACTTGATACAACACAGGTTATTAAAGCAGATAA